CTGGCATAATCCCTCAACACATTCGGATCATAGTCCTTACGCTTATGAAGAGCATCATCATACAAACCATCCAACTCCTCTAAAGCCTTCTCAGCACTTTGACGCTGTGCCTCTCTAATAACAGCATCATACTCTTCATCCTGCCGCATAGCCTTATACACAGCACTACGACTAATACCAACCTCTTCACAAGCCTGTACCAAGCTAAAGCCATCGCCTACCAGCCTAGCAATACCGTCTTTCTTGAAGTTCGTGAACCTAGCCATGTAACCTCCGGCTGTGTGTTGTAACGTACCATTTAACACATATAGAGTGAGGTGCGCGATGTTGGGGCATACGGCAACAATAGACACCCCCCCGTGCCACACTATTGCACGTCGCGCAACAATGCAATAGCAATGCCGCGCACAAACTGATTGCGCTTTGTCTGGTCATGTTTTGGAAAAGCAACAAAGCAAACCAAAGCCCAGCAACAACCAGCCACGACAAGCTATCAATGCTTTTGCTGTACACTTCCGATTTATACCATACTAAATGTATACAGTAAACGCGGCAAGCTTTGCCTATATATATATACTGGGCTGAAGCCATGTGAAAATAATTTAAAAAATATTGCATTGTGGTGTTGACAATGCGGCAAGACTTGCCTATCTTATCAGTATCAACTAGCAAAAGGAATCAAAACATGGACAACAAAGCAACAATCTTTTCTATCGTTTTAGGTGTAGCAATGATGCTGGCAAGCCTTGGCCTTGCTGTTACTGGCTTTCATTACACTAACGGCTTATTTGTGCCGTTGGTGCTTGGCGTTGGTGGCATCATTCTTTTTTGGTGGCCTTGCATTGCCGCATCTATTCGTGACTAATCACAACCAACTAGCAAAGGGATACAAACCAATGACTCAAAAAAACAACGACTATCGCGATCACATGACAACCGATCCATTGGACAAAAGACCAGACCTAAAATTTTTCAGATCACACCATGCAAAGACTATGTATGATCAAGAGTTTCAAGGTGCATTGGCAAAAGTTTTAGACATTGCTGATGATAACAAAGTTGACATTCACGATCTTTGCCAGTCAATCCGGTTTATGCATAAGCATGGTTTTTAAATGGCACTGACGAGTCTTAATGAGACGAAACGCGGCATAGCCGCGTCTGCCATAGGGCAAACAACTAGCAATAGAGGAAATCATGACTAAAACATTCACAAAAAAAGACAGATATCAAATGGTGACAGATGCCGTGCTTCAACTAATGAATGATCACGGCACCGATTGGATCAAGCCATGGCAGGAACAAGCCGGGAATTGTCACCACAATGTTGTGTCTGGCAAAGCCTACCAAGGCACAAACACATTCATGACCGCTATTTCCGCATATCGGCACGGCTTCAAAAGCAACCAATGGGCAACATTTAAGCAATGGGAAAAACTAGGCGGCAAGGTTCGCAAAGGCTCAAAGGGTACTGATATTTTATTCTTTGACAAAGTAATGATCACTGACAAAGAAACAGATGAACAAGCCATGGTGCCATTACTGAAAGGCTTTTGCGTATTCAATGCTGATCAAGTTGATGGCTACATTGCAAAGCCAGTTGATGATCAGCCAACGCCAACATTTAGCAATAATGATGCTGAAAAGCTTATTGCGTCTACTGGCGCTAATATTAAGCATGGTGGCAACCGGGCATTTTATGCGCCGCAACCGGATTTTATCCAGATGCCAGAGAAAAGCGCGTTTAAGGGTACAAAAGACAGCACGCCAGAGCAAAGTTACTATTCAACCATGCTTCACGAATTGACGCATTGGACGGGCCACAAATCGCGCCTTGATCGCAAACTTATAGGCCGTTTTGGTTCTAATGCCTATGCGTTTGAAGAATTGATTGCCGAGACTGGCGCGGCGTTTCTTTGTGCTATGTTAGGGCTTGAGAAACAACCAACGCCGGATCATGCCAAATATTTAAACAACTGGCTTGAAGTTTTGAAACAAGACAAGCGGGCCATGATCAAAGCTTTTGGACAAGCGCAAAAGGCGGCTGACTATATTTTGGCAACCGATAGCCTAGCAATAGCGGCTGAGTAACAGATCGAAACAGGCAAGGCCATGCTTTGCCTGTCCTATGGTTAGGCCATAGCTGATGAGATCAGAAACACTAGCAAAGAGAGAAGCAATGACCAGAAAACAATTTTTAGAATGGCTGGCAACATGCCCGGCAAATGAAAACGGCAAAGAAAGTGGTTGGTTTGTTGCCAATGATGGCGGCTATGATATGCGCGTTTTCTTTTATTTTGATGACAATGACAGCGAGGCAAACAATGAATAAATATTTGAAGCTTCACATTGACCAAGCCAGCAAAGCAACCCGGCGGCATTACAACGTGGCCCGGATTGTCACCAAGCTTATCGGCATGGTTATTGCCGCCTATTTGGTGATGCTTGGCTTGTGGTGGTGCATTACTGTTTTCTTCGCTATCACGCCATAGAAAGCCACACAAGCCGATAAACTTTGTTTTGGCTGGATACCTACTCCGGACATCACAAAGCCCGTCAGCGTGGCTTAAATCGCTGGCAATTAACTAGCAATGTAAAAGAGAAAGGGAAAAGTAATGGCGAAGCAATGGTATGAAATTTGGTTCAATGACGGCTATCGTGGCTTGATGCGAGGCAAAGAGGAATTAAGACGCAATGCCAACATATTTGATTACGATGCCAATACAGTCATTAAAGAGAAAGAGTGCTCATTGATGGATGATGACGGTCATCAAGTGGGCGGTGTTCAACTTATTGTCTACAAACATAACCGAATACAGAGAGGAAGAAGCAATGATTAACGCAGTATTCAAATTGAGAGATAAGCCCAACACAAATTTAGGTTGGGAATATATCAAGATTGTTGATCGGTATTGTTACGGTTGGGAAGAAATCCCAGCAGAGGAAACACACGACAAAAAAGCTTGGACAGTAAAAAGGTTTACCTATGTCATTTTGGGCTGGGACACAGGCAAGCCAAAAGACTTGCATCCAATAAGCGATGATGAAATGGAAGATTTGTGGATGAATTACGATTTTGTTGAGATGGAAAACTAAAAGAGAAACCGCCAAAGCATTGCGCTATGGCGGCTCTCACTCGTCAACTAGCAAAATCAACAAGGCATGAAAACAATGAGGTTACACATGCAGAGAGGACAATAACATGGATGCAAAAAAAATCAAGCTAGAACGTCTACAACTAGGCTTAAGCCAAGAGAAAATGGCTCAAAGGCTAGGCGTAATAGCACGGACAATAAGAAACTATGAATCTGGCGTAACGCATGTGCCAGATACCGTGACCAAGCTGCACAACTGCCTAAAAGAGAAAGAGCGATTAGCAAGAGAGAGGGAGTTGAATCAATGAAAAGAAGATATTTAGCGTACGATCACTTGCCGCCAAAAGGGTTTGGTTATTTCGTATGGGAAGATAAAGACGGTGTTACATGGTGGTTGCTTGGCAGTGCAAAAGATTTGCCAAAAGATATATACGACAAATGGAGAAAGCAGAGTCTTTTGCCGCTATTCAAAAAGCATAATATAGCATAGCCGCGTGGCATTTCTTAAAGCATAGCCTGAAAGCTTAGGCTATGCTTTTTTTTATTTACAAATGGATTGTTTTGCAGTGGTTATTCGGTTTGCTCCGATAACGCATTATATGGCAATGCTTTAAGGGACGCGCAAGCGCGATTTTATCAAGTCAATTTTTCTTGTCAACCCCATACGACTCGCGCACGACTTGAACCCAAGTTGGCAGTGACATTTCTGTCACAAGTTGCGGATCATAAGAGAAATCACGGCAGATAGCCATAAGCTGTATCACGCAACGAATTGGACGGTTGTTAAACTTGTAGATCAATACAGGGAACCTATCGCCAGATGCCGCACAAGCCTGTTCCCACCATGCTTGTTTGTAAGTTGCACCAGAGGCATAAGCCTTGCACTCGATGCTATAGCTGGGGATCAAAATGTCAGCCTCACCTTTTACTTGGTATTGAGAGAGGTTGCGCCTTGGAACTTCTGGCAACTGCTCACCTAAATGATCTTTTATGTAGTTTAGTATCTGCAATTCAAACTTTCGCCCTTTTTCTCTACTGTCAGTCATAAATAACCTTTCTTAAAACAAAATCATCTGTGTGTTTATTTGAGAAGATGAGTCATAGTGCTTTATATTTCCTTTGGGGTATGGTTGCTGATGATAACGTAATTCATTTAAGAAATTTTTTTTCTGCTTTTTGTTGCCCAAGAAATATATATATCTATGTTTCTGTGATCTTGTTTTACGATTTTTCACGTCAAAATTATCAATATGTCTTGCGTGTTTTTCACCTGTGTCAACATCTGTTCGCTTTGATGTTATTCCAGTGTATAAAAAATTACATGCTTGATAGATAAATCCTGTGTGGTTCATGTCAGTGTCAGCATAAGAAACGATAATTCTAGGTTTGCTTAGTTGACGCAAACTATTGCCTACAAGAAAAGATGCTTGATTTGGTTTGTTTTCAAGTAAACAAACTCTATTTAATTCGTAAACAATACCAGAATTTTTTTCACCACAAACACCTTTACATAGCCAAGGCGAAGCTGGCTTGCCATATGTAACAACACCAATCAAAGCACCTCCATCGTACAAACCAAATGCGTCAGTTATTTGTGGTATTCTTTTAGCGTAATGCTTTTTCTTTACCCATTCGTATGTTTCTGATGACGCTATGGGCAAAACACACAAATTAAAGTCATCCTTCTGTCTTGTCATTGTTTGCTTCCTGCAAAATCTTTTCACGATAAACTTTTAATGCTCTCCCTCTTAAAAAACTACTTTCTGAAGATGTTTTCCGTTTTGCCCAAACACTTGCGCTTTTTTTCTTATTCGATGGGTTTATTGAAGACATAAATAACACAGGTTGCAAATCGTATCGCCAACAATTTATATCTCTCATTCTTCTGATGCCGCCAACTGTTACAGACTCACAATGAAATCCCATGGTTTTCCAAAAATGATTGGCTTGTATTTCCGATCCGCACCTTAATTTAATGGAATGAACTTTTGCAACATCCGCCATTTGAATCAAATATCTTACCATTTCTGATCCGTATAGTTGGCCTCTTAAATCATATTCGATGCAAGCCTGATGTATTTTGCAAACATTGCCAAATGCCCCATGATAAATATACCCTGCTGGAGTGTTGTTAACTTTTGCTAGTAAAATTCTAAAATTTTCAACCTCTCTTTCAAATACTTGATTTGGATAAAAAGCAAGTTCCTCTGCATTTTTTCTTTGCAGGTAGTCGATATATTTTAAATCTTTTAATGTTGCTGGTAAAACTTCAATCTGTCTTGTCATCGTCATGACTCCACTTTAAAACGCTTTTGGCAGGGTTCTTTTTACGAGAGACACGGCCAAGGCTGTCAAGCTTCTGTTCAACCTCTGGCAATCGCAAAGTCTCTGCAATCTCTTCTATTGTTGGCACACGAAAGTTGTCTTGCTTAGTCATCCTGTACACTCACCGTCATCTGCCTGACAAAAAAAGCTCTCATCATCGAAAATCCAATCCGATTGGCGGTCAACAAAATCACCTAAATCACTGTAACCCTGCCCATAAATAAACTGATTTCCAATCTTCTTTTCCATGTCGATCCACCATTGCATACGCTCCGGGTGAGATCGAAACATAGCCGCCCGATTTGCTTCTGATTTGAGAAAGCATCCATCACAATTACTTGTGGTTGTAATGTTTAAATCAAAATCGAAAGCTAACCTTTGCTTTCCCCAAAACTCTAAAATGTCAGGGTTGCGTATTTCGGCTTCTTTTAAAGGCCACCAGTATCTTATATATTTAACTGGGCTTTGTTTTATGCGCCTTGCTTCATCTGCGCGGATGCCCACCGCATTGTGCCAACTTTTCCAGCCAAGTGATTGCAAATACAAAACACTCGGACGAATTTTTAATTGTTGCGTACAAAAACGACGAATTTTGTCTGGCAATCTATTATAATGATTTATGATTGCAGCGAATGGCTCCCCATCCCTTGAGGCACTGTTGTGATTCACAGTTTCAAAGCTGTGCTTGCCATCTAAATTTCTATATTCCACCCATGTAATTGGAACGCGCCACCGTTCTGCACATTCTTGGACGAAATCCAATGTTTCCGGCATTTCCCTACCTGTGTTTGCAAAAACTACTTTTGCACGCTCTGGCAAATCGCCATTTGCTTCAAGTATTTTATACAGCATGTAACCAGATGTTCTGCCGCCACTGAAACTTATCTGCACGTTACCATCGGGGAGTTTGAAGTTATCAGTCATGTTTCTGCCCATACACCAGCTTGCAAACAGGGCAAGTCAGGTTGCCATCCAAGAAAGTTTCACATCGCAAACACATATCAGCCGCGGCAAGTCGAGCCAGTCTGCCATCACCTTGCTCAGTTTCTGGCGGTAGCTTGCCAGTTCCGTTGCACAAGTCACAAGTTTCTGGAACAACATCAGTAGGATCAAACCAATCCTTGACGTAGCGAAAGCCTTTACCGCTGCACCGATAGCATTGTCTCGTCAAAAAAGTCATTTGGTTTTACCTCACCATTACTAGCCAATAGAATCCTACGCATTGTTTCCGGGTTTGGGTAGCGTCTGCCAGCTATAAAATGATTGATGGCTGACCGCGATATACCACAACGCCTAGCAAACCTAGCTTGGCTTATCTTGTTGATTTGTATGTATTCTTTGAGTTTCATAACTTTTCTCAACTTTAGCTGTTGACCGTTTGTAGACATTACGTTACCGTAACACAACTAGCAGTGAGGTCAACATGGATATTTACAAACACGACAGTGCAAGTGGCGCAACGTCACCAAAATACGAAATGATTTTAAAGTTGTGGCTTAGATCGCAACACGGAATCCAGTTCCCAGACAACGCAGCTATGCTTACAGGACGCACCGTTGAGGGTGGTGTGCGCCGTGTTGAGGGGTTGGAAAACTTTGACCCTGATAAGGGAAAGCAAGACGGTATGCCAGTTGCTGAAGCTACAAGACACATGATGTCAGACTTTGATGAGTATGTGCCAAGGGATTGGGATGAGGGCAAAGATCAAGAAGAGCATGAGGCTTTCAGAGAACACTTGCCCGACATGTTAGCCAATGCACTGGAAGGTTTGAAGGCTTGGCAAAACAAACACGGACTGAACACTGTGAACGGTGAGCATGTAACTTGGCACTCTGTTCCAGAACTCGATGTGCGTATTATGATGTTCAGAGACTTCTATGGCGGTGATGTACT